TGTTTTTAACCGTACCGAGCAGCCAAGGGCCAAGGTGAGTTGCGAATCCCATGATATGTCCTCATTTGCGGCTTGCTGTCTTGAGGGGAGTCTGCCAAGTCAGTCAACAAGCCAAGTAGTCTTGGTAATAGGGTTGTACCACACCCAAACAAAAAAGAAAAGGGGTAGGCTTTTGACCTACCCCCAATCCAGCCGGGAACCCCCAACCCTATCTAACTATCAGGTAGAACCTGACGATCCCCACATACCCAAAGGATCAGACCAGCCGAACGAATAACGCTCGCGGGACTTGTAGCGGACGTTGCCCGTGTCGAAGTCGCCGTCCATGCTGTTAGACAGCGGAGTACGGACGAAATGCTTCATACCGTTAGGCACATCAGTCGTCAAGAACCAAGCGTTGTTGTCGGTCAAGAAGTTGTTGATGGTATAGCCTTCTGGGACCGAACCATTGTTCTTCAGAGCGTTGATATCGTTATCGGTAGTACCAACACGGAGGCTGGTTTCCAACAGACGGGTAGCAACGAACTGCAGAGCAGGAGGGACAATCATCTTCTTGGGCTTAGCGGCGATCAGCAGACCACGCTCATCCGTCCAAGCAGCGATCTGGATAACGGCGGCTTCAAGCGAAGTCTCGTTCAGGTCAGCTTGGGTGGTAGGCGTATTGCTGTTAGTACCACCAGACACCAGAGGGTGAGCCGAGCTAAACAGAGCCACGCCATCGCCACCAACGTAGGCAGCAGAGAAGCCGTTGTTCAGAACAGCAGCAGCCTTAACCTGCTTGGTGTAGGCCATAGCCCGTGCCAAAGACTTCGTGTAACGAGCCGAAAGGCTGTCATACAGATTGTCTTCAACAGCTTCTTCGGTAATCGAGAAGCCCAGAGCGATAGTCTCGTGGTTGTAACGAGTCGTCCAAGCTTCCTGCGCATTGTCATAAGCAATGGCAGAGCCTTCGTTCTTGACTGGAGCAGCCGAGAAGCCAGACAGCTTGGTTTCTTCTTCAAAGGAACGCTCAGAGGTTTCAGTCTCGTAGATTTCCTTGTGCTGCTCGCCGTAACGAGCGTACTCCATACCAAACAGGGCGTTCAAACCCGGAAGGAGTTCTTTAAGTAGTTGTGCGCGTGAAATAGCCATTTTGTATTACTCCTTAGGCGATGCTAGTACCAGCATAATACTGATGCTGACCAAAATTGATCTTGACCAGAATTTCTGGGTACTGAATAAACACAATGGTAGTGTTCAGCGTAGCCACAGGAGCTTGGTTCAAGATAAACGAGGTTGCGCCAGCAGCGGCTGCGGTGTCAACAAACGAACCTGCGGACACGTAGTTACCACTCGCATCCAACGAGCCAACATCAGTACCGACTGGCAACGCGAACGGCAGAGCCGAACAAGTCACAGTAGCAGTAGAAATGCTGGTGTACGTCGCCGTACCAAGCGAAACAGCCGTATCAGTCACCAGACCAAGCACGCGAACAGGCAGGGACGAAGTGGTTGCTGGCGTATCGCTTGGAGCCAAGATTGCGTTCTTGGAGTTACCCGTACGAGTGCTACCAGTGTTGTTAATCATAGCCAAGTTCTGACCGATCATGGCGCGAGCGCCAGAAGCGACAGCAGTGGTGGCAGAGCAAACAACGCCCTTGAACACTTGGTCAGGATCATCAGCAACGATAGCCACTGCATCACCAGCCGCAGTCGATGCGGGCCAGAATTGCGAGAAGGTCAACTGCCGAGTAATCGGGTTGGTGTAGCGGCATCCCAAGAAGATGCCGGTTTGGTTGCCAGCCGTGCCAGTAGTCACAGACAGACGGACGATTTCGCCACGCGACAGTCCTACGTAATCGCCGTAGAAAATGTTCGTTGAGTAGCCGTTAGTAATTGGGTAGTCACGGGTAGAACCCGCGAACACTTGACCACCAATCAGGTTGATTGGCTTTAGCCCGTATGGGGCATCAATAACTGGATATGCCATTTAAGACTCCTATTTATGAACCGGAACCGAAAGTGACCTTCGACTTCTTCTCTGCGAACAGAGGCATACGAGGGTCACTATCACGAAAGAAGTTGTTGTCCACCGATTCCATCTGGGACTTGTTCTGGTTAGAGTAGTGAGTTTCACGCTGAACCAAGAACTCTTTAGGAATACGGCAAAGCAACAGCCCACCCATTTCGATGTTTCCCTTGAAACGACCTTCTGTGGTGGCGTGCATCATCATCTCAGGATAGTCCTCTGCCTTGCAGGGTTCGTATCCTTCGCGTAACTTAGAAGAAATGTTTGATGGATCACTTTGCCCATTCGTAGCAGTACGAATCCACCTGTGCTTCCATCCCTCACGTTCGTCAGGGCTAGGAAGTGTCTCGGGAGGACGCCACGCTTGCTGGCGCTTGGCCGTATTGCGGGACTCCAACTCACGGTTGATACGTGTCTGTGCTTTCTCAGCGGCGACGTTCTGATCCATATTCATTCACCTCTCTTCAGTTGAGCAACCTGTTTTGCGTATAGCTCCAAAGGAACCCCAAGTCTGCGTGCAATCGCAGCTTCTGATGCCTTCAGCTTAATACGGTTAGGCGGTGTACTGCGCGTAGCCGGGGCTACTACAGTAGATGGTTTGGTGGCACGGCGTGGGGTACTATCCTCATCCGGTTCATCGCTCTGAGCGGTTTCAAACTGCTCAGGAAATCTCTTACGCATCGTCTTATCAATAACATCAAAGTATTCTTTGCTACCGATAAAGTCTGCACCATACTCGCGTTGCAAACGCCTGTCAAGTCCCATCGCTGCGGCGGTCATTTCTTCATCCTTACCCCACCAATCACTATTGGCTTCTACCCAGCGTTGGGTACGTGGATGCTCGATGGGTTTAGGTGCAACTGCGGGCTGATACTCTTTCTCTTCAACCTCGATGGGCTGCATACCAGCAGCACGTTCCAGACGAAGGGCTGCTCTAGTAATCTCAGCATTGGCTTCCGTCAGCGCGTCGGCATCGCCACTCTCGTATGCCTCCTTGTACTTCTTCTTCGCTACCTGAAGATCAGTTTCAGCCGCGCCCTTGGACGTTTCAATATAGGCTTTGCTGCCATTAGCAAGCTGCTGTTGAAGGCGTTTGTTCTCTTCAAACACCTGTTTGGCAAAAGTTTCTGCAGCGGTACGCTCACGTACAGCCTCTTCCTTAGCCCTACGCTCATCGTGATAGCCACGAGTGAATTTCTTAATCCTCGCTTGTACTTTCTCGTCGTACGTAGCAAGTTCTTCCTCCGTAGGGTCTTCTACGGGCTCCTTCATAGGCTTGCGATTGCGGTCCCCCGTGGGAGTATCGTCCTCAATCTCTACCTCGAACTTGTCGTCTTCGACAACAGCTTTCTCTTTCTTGGCCTCGTTTTTAGCCTCGATCTCGTCGGGAAACTCAAAGTCGTCGTCTATGTTCTTCATGTTTGCTCCTTAACTAGCACGTGTAATACCACGGGGGTCTTCGACCACAGCCTCAACTGAATCGTCGTTGATGATGCGGAACTCACGGTTTTGAATCTTCAAGCGTGTACCGGAATTAGGGCGGCAGATGATGAAATCGCCTTCCTTGCAAGATGGACCACTAGGGAACCGAGTCTTGTCCTTGTACGCATCTGGGCCAACCTTGACCACGAACAACACTGGGGTCAGCATCTCTTCGTAGTACATAGTCTTGGAGTCCTTGAGGATTCCAACTTCGCTGTTCTGATACTCCTCCATAGCGTCAGGAACTACGCACAGGAGGTGGAACGTCTTGGGGTCTGGCAACTGCTTGGCCTTCTGCTCGGTATCCTTGTTGAGGATGCCAGACAAATCTACGGCAGCGTTCTGGAACTTGAAGAGATCATTCATCTGAGTATTCTGCTTTCTGCACTAGGTCGTTGATTGTGTTTTCTGCGAGGCTTAGACCGAGGATCACCCCACAGACATGACGATACTCATCATGGCTGGACGCTCTACCGGAGGAAATGAACATGATTCGCTCATCACGAAGCTTGTGCATCTCCTTTACCGCTATCGCTAATACTTTGTACCCATCCAATTAACGCTCCTTCGAGAAGGGATTGCTGGGCTGGTTTCGTTGCGCTGCCCGTTGCGCTGAGTTCTGAGACATCTGCGCTTTGTGCTTGGCGATGTCTACCCCTACCTTGGCACTATCAAGTTCAATCTGACGGTCCAGTTTGTCCCGTGCAGCGGCTGCAGAAGCACCAACCTGCATAGCCGCGATCTCTTTCTGTGACTCGATGCGCTCACGCTCGATCTCAATCTGGTCAGCCTTGGTCGCAGCGTCGATCTGTTGCTTCTGCTGCTTGAGTTCCAACTCCTTCATCTTGATCTGGAGTTCTTGCTGCTGCATCTGCACGATTGGGTCTTGCGCTTGTTGTTGTGCTTTTTGCTGCTGAGACTCTTGCTGGTTCTGCTGCAGGAGTTGCTGCGAGGCTTGCAGCGTCATCATGGCGAGTTGTTCTGCTGCCTCAGGAGGCATGTTCTTGGTCTGCTCCTCAGTTGGCAGTGGGATACCCATAATCTGCTCGATGCGCCTACGATATTCAAAGGCGATGTGCTCGTTGATGTGGTCCATAGCAGCGGAGCCAATAGCCTGTGCCTTGGGGTTGTTCTCCATCAACTGCTGAATATGCGGGTCCTGCATCGCAGCCATGTGTACCTGAATGTGCGCTTGGTGGTTCTGGATGAGGAACGCCTTGACTGGCTTGCCAATCAACAGGTTCTGGTTCTCCTGCACTGGGTCCGTAGGTACTTGGTCTTCCTCGACAGGGACCAGCTTGGCAGCATCCTTGACCCCAAGGACCTCAATCATGCTGCGGTGCAACAAAGGCAAGTTGTAGAGTTGCGGTGCGCTCTGGGCCAACTGGAACACGGCTTGATAGGTCACGATCTTCTGTGCCATCGTCGCTGCGTTCGGGTCCGACACAGGGATAACGTCCACCATGTCGTAGTCAGCTTTCTTGACCTGACGGTTACCTTCTACTGGGTCGTAGTCATACTCCTCAGGCGTATAGTCAGCAATGATGACCTTCAGGAGCTTGAACTCCTGCTTCATGGCGTAGTGCATCCGTGACTGCACAGCAGTCATTACCTTGAGAGTGCGCTCCAGAATCGCCAGCGTTGTCCCTACTGGGGCATTGCTAGACATATCCGATACTTTCATATCGCCCGCTGAAGCGAACGAACGCCCTTCCTGCACGATTCTGTCGAACAGGGTGTAGAGAACTTGGCTTGGTTCTTTGTATGGAAGTGGGAGAATGTTGTCTCGGATGCTTCCCGAAGGCACATCTACGTCCCGGAACTCGCCCGGAGCGATGGGGGTATCGTCGCCCTTGATCCGCAAGCCCCGTGACTTCAAGCCACCGGGGAGGTTAGACAGCGTACCTGCATCCACCAACTGACGAATCAGCATGGTGGCGCTCTTGGCGTAGCCACCGATGAGGTGGATCAGACCATACCCGTAGAAGCCGAAGCCGGGGATGTATTGGTAGTGGACGAAGTGCTGGCGCTTGGTGTGGAGTTCATCCCCCTCGTACCAATTTCTACGAATGGCGAGAATCTCCCCCGTGCTTTTTTCTACTGTGACTACGTAAGGAAGGGCAATCCCAGTCTCTTTCCCCTTCTTGTCCGTGTGCTCGAACCCCTTCAGGTCCAAGTCAACGTGCATCTCCAAGATGCGGAACCGATCATCGTTCAGGGCAGTCATGCCCATCTCTTCGGCTTTCTGCTTCTCGATGTCGTCAAGCTCGTGGGTGGGCTCACCCAACTCAACGTCGCAATAGAACCCAGCTTCCTGCAGCTTGAGAATCTCGTTCTTGGTCTTGCGCATCACGTGCGTGACCCGCTCGGCGGTTTCTAAAGACGATGCTCCATACGGAACTACGATGTCTTCAGCAGGGATAAACATGGCCGTCTGACGCCCCTTGCTTGGGTCGTAGTACACCTTCTTGAAGGCTGAGCCAGCCAGCGGCAGATTCCACAACAACTTCTCGTGCTCTGGGCGGTACTCGCTCATCACCTCGGTAAGCTGGTAGTTCATGTCCTCGCGCACACGGGAGGCTGCTTCTTCTCGCGCACGGTCAATAGCACCGACGATCAGGGTCTTGACTGGCCCCGCAGCGGGGAAAGTCTCCATCATGGACTCGGACTGGAACCGTACTACTGACTCTGTGAGCATGGGGTGGAACACTCCACAAGCTCCATTCCACGGTTCAGTGCGCTCTTCATACTTCAGCCCAAGCAACTTCAGGCCGTCTACGTAGGTAGAAATCCAGTCCTTGCGGTCACCGATGTCTTTGGTGAAGTCATCAATCAGATCACCGCCCAGCAGCTTCAGGGCTGAGTCGTCCATGTAATCAGCAAGGTTCGCATCGAACGTATCAGCAGTCTCTTCCTCTGGGGTGAGGGAGATTTCCATATCACCGATGCCGATGTTTACAGCCTCAGGGTCTTCGATCTCAATCTCAATCTCTGGAGCTTGGCCTTTCATGCCCATTTCGTCCAACCCCATAGGGGCTGCGTACAACCCTTTGTCCATATTGCCAGCCATTTTGTGTCCTTAAACTGTGTAGTACCGCTCTTTGCGGGAGCTTTTGAACCATTGAACTTCTTCGGGCTCGTCTGTCGGCAGACGGAGGAAACCCCCCTGCCTAAACCGCATCAGGGCTAGAGTCGTTGCGTCCACCAAGTCATCGTGCTCGCCTGAGGGAAACTCAGCGACTTCATCCACTAACTCCTCTGCCCAGCGAGTTTGAGGGACCCACACTTTCCCAGAGGCGATTATGTCCGAGACTGAGTTCAAACGGGCGATCTTGTCTTGGCCCTTGGATGGCGTGTATTCCTGTACTGGTATGCCCATAGCCCGCAAGTCGTAGATCAGCGGAGCCCCCGATGCCTTCTTCTCGATCAGCACACCGTCAGGCTCGTACTTGTTGTACTCCTTGAGCACATCTTTCTTCAGGTCCGGGTACTCAACTCGCTTCTTGTATGTGTTGAGCAAGATGATGTTCGGCCTGTTGCCATCCTTGAGGTGGTTGAATATCCCCCACGTAGTACCTGCGGAATAGTCGGCACGGTTGTTTTTCTCAAACGCCGTGTCCCAAGTCTGGAGAATATAGTCGCATTTAGGCGGGTCGTCCTCCTCCCACCACTGCCACCAATCTCGTTTGACAATAGCACTCTCATTACCAACAGGGTTCTGCTGATACTGTGCTTGCCACTTTGAGTTAGGTAGTTCTTCCTTGAGGGCGTCTAGCTCCTCAATACTCCAGAACTGAGGCCACAGTGGGTTACCACTCGGCAGAATCGCTGGGAATTCAATAACCTCCCACTCTTCACCACCTCGTTGAGCAGCACTCTTGAGCACCTGACCCGTCAAATCTCGCTGGCTCCAGCGGGTCATAACTACAACGATGGCTCCTCCCGGCTGCAGACGCTGCCGTGGTCCTGATGTGTACCACTCGTACACCTTATCGTACACATCTGGGTTGATAGCTGCCTGTGCAGCCTCTTGTTCTGAGTGTGGGTCGTCAATAATGAGTACGTCAGCACCCTTACCCGTCACCGCGCCGCCTACACCGATAGCGAAGTAGTCACCGCCCTTGCTGGTGTTCCATCTACCAGCCGCTTTCGAGTCAACTTGGAGCGAAAGCTCGGGAAAAATGTCCTTATACGTCTCGGAATCGACCAAATTTCGCACTTTCCGACCAAAACCGACAGCCAACTCAGCCGTATGGGACGTTTGGATGACCTTCTTCGCTGGAAACTTGCCCAAGAACCACGCAGGGAGCAGATAAGAAGCGAACTCGCTCTTGGTATGGCGCGGAGGCATGTTGATGATGAGCCTCTTACACGATCCAGAGGCCACTCTCTCGAACGCATCAGCCATCCTTCGGTGGTGAGCACCCGAAATGAACGAAGGCCACGCCTTTTCCACGAACTTGATGAACTTGGTCTGGCAGAGTTCTCGCTCTTTCAGCTTCTCCAGCCGAATTAGCTGGGCTTCGAGTACCCGCAAGTCCGACTCGCTCAGTTTCCCTGAGTTAATCAGCTTTTCAATGTCTGATAGGGTTAC